GAGGACCAGGTTGGTTTCTCTATTGAGGGCTTCATGGGAATGAAACTAAAATCGAAATATAATATGCAATCACCTGATGGAGAGCACCTCATTGAGGGCAAAATCTACGTGGTCAAGGATGGCCAAGTAGTCGAAATTAAAGAAGAGGAAAAAGTCGAGGAGACTATGGAGGAAAAGGAGGAAGTAGCAATGGCTGAAACTGTAGTAGAGGAGGAAGAAGTGAAGGAAGAAGTTGAGGCTGCTGTTGATCCTGCTATGGATGCTGAGGCTGTCCTTGCAATTGTTCAGCCTATGATTGCTGAGCAAATCAATTCAGTGTTAGCTATAGTAGCTGAGCTCAAAAGTCAATTAGAGGAGGCTCTTGGAGCTGAGACTGAAGTGGAAGAGGAGACTGTTGCCATTGATGCTAAGACTATGCTTGCTGAAAATCTAAGAAAGTTTAACCAATTTAATTCTAAATAAAATGCGTAAATTAAAATTCGACCTACAAGTCGACCCAACAGCTTTATTGGCTGCAAACCCTGAGGCATTCTACTCCGCTGCCTACTTAACGTCGGATGTACCTAACAACTTCCGTACTTTGCCTGGTGTTAAATACCAGACTAAACTTGGAACTGTAGTATTCGGTAACGTTTTACAAAGCTCCACTTGTGCATGGCCAACTCCAGGCTCAACTGATGACTTGAGTGCAGTGTTGATTGACGTATGTGCTGTATCTGCTATGGCTCAAATCTGTCAATTTGATTTGGAGCAGTCATTCGTATCCTTGCAAATGACAAAAGGATCTAACAGCGATTTCTCTGTTGCATCTTTCATGAATTTTTACTGGGAAACTATGGCTAAGACTGTAGCTCAAGACATCGAAAGCATCCGTTGGCAAGGTGATACAACTTCATTGAACCCTACACTTGCATTGTGTGATGGTTATGAGAAAAAGTTGACTGCTGCTGTAGGACCTGGTGGGGTTATCAACGGTGGTACTGGTACTATCAGTAACTTCACTGCTCTTGAGACTGCTATCTCTACTGCATTCGCTGCATTGCCTGCATCTGTAGCTTCCAAGACTGAGGACCTACGCATCTACCTTCCTACTCAATTGGTAAACATCTACCGATTAGGAGTTGCTTCAGGTAACACCAATGCATACATCACTCAAGATTTGTCATTGACTTACTTAGGTATCAAAATCGTTCAGTGCCAGGGGATGTCTAACAACACATTTGTTATCACTTTGAAAGACAACCTTATCTATGCATTCGATGCTGAAGGAGATAGCTCTGATTTGCGTGCGGTTAACCTACGTGATACTGTTGCTGAGCCTTACATCCGTACTCGTGCGGACATGAAGATTGGCTTCCACTTCGTGAACCCTACTGAGATCGTTTTCTATTCTTAATAATAATCTTGAGCCCTCTGAAAAGGGGGCTCTTTAATACACTTTAATCATGCCAAATGTTTGCCAAGCTTTAGAAGCGGTTGCCAAGAGCTGTGAGAATAACTCAGGCGGCTTGCATGGGATAGCCTTAATCCCACAGGATGATGTAGTTAGTGTGACAGTTAACACCACTAACCCTGGTGATTGGGAAGTAACAGCTTTCTCTTTGACTCCTACTATCACTTTCACTGACTACTACATCCGCAGAAACACATCTAACTACACTGAGGAGTTAGCTTCAGACCTTGTTAACGGTAGCTCATTCGTAACTCAGACTATTAACTTAATGTTCCACAGAAGAGAGATGGCTACATCACGAGCCATCAAAATCTTAGGATCAGGACAGCAGTACCTTTCAGGTATCGTAAAAGATGCAAATGGTAAGTATTGGTACTTCCCTTACTTGCAGTTATCTGCATCAGGTGAAGGTTCCGGTACAGCTCGAGCAGATGGTTCTAAATACTCAGTTACTTTGGTAGCAGAGAATGAGTTCCTTGCATACGAGGTAACCATGACTCCTGCTGCTCTTCAAGCTATCGGGGTTAACTTCTAATTTTGAACATTATACGATAGGTCTGACAATATACTTAGATGATCTACGTAGCTCAAAATTCAAATAACAAAATAGTCCTTACACTTACAGAGGTAACAACGGTGACAAACCCGAGTTACCTCTTTGTGTTTACTAACGAATTTGATACAAACACAGGCACGCAGATACTATTCACTGCTGCCGATACATCAGCGTATCCAGAGCGGTACAATTTATTCAATTTAGTAGAGCCCACTGACCTCAGCCTTGTTGTAGGCCAATACACCTATCAGATATATGAGAAGAGTGGATCATTTACCCTTCCGTTAAGTATTGCACAGACCACTGGTGTAGTCATTGAGGAGGGTAGAATGGTAGTCAGTGGACCTGCACCTTCATCAGTTTATACCTAACACATGGCCTGGTACGATATTTTTAGTAGAAAACAAGAGCAGGGTCCTACCGTAGTAGAAGGATACCAGGCTTTTAGCACCCCATTCCTACCTGTTGGTAGAGGTAACTTAACTTTGCCCTACGTCAATGGTAGATGGACAGCAGGTAACTGGGTTGACTTTGGAGAGGGCAACCTTTATCCGGAGGTGCTCAATCAAATGTACTTCAGTTCACCACTGCACGGTGCTATTGTTGACTTCAAAACCAATGCAGTTATCGGTGGTGGCTATGCCTTAGATGCTGAGAAACTAACAGCACAGGAGAAGGTGGACCTTTACACCTGGGAGCGTAAGATAAAACTCAAGCATACCGTTGAGGCGGTTACTCAGCAATTGATTTTGCACAATAGAATATACTTCAAGCTTGTTTTCAATGAAAAAGGTAAGCTTGTTAAGGTATATAATGTAAGCCCTGAGAAAGTAAGGGTATCACGGTGCAAGAAAAAGTACTATTTAAGCAATGACTGGAGCCAAAGGTTGGATGTTGTAGAGATAAAACCCTACCACATGACCTGCAAAGATGAAGTTCAGCTCTATTGCTATGAGGTGCATTCTGTTGGGCAGGACTACTATCCGCTACCTCAGTATACATCGGCTTTGAATTTTGCATATCTCTCGGGTGAGCTGTCATACTTCGCTAAGAGTAACATTCAAAACAGTATTTTCCCATCCTTTGCTATGATGTTCCCAAAAAGACCACAGTCAGAGGAGGAAAAGCACATGATCAAGGAGACTATTGACAGGTTAAAAGGTGCACAGAATGCAGGTAAAGCGGTTGCATTCTTTGCCAATAGCCAGGATCAACTTCCAAAGATAGAAGCACTACCAACTAACGCAAATGATAAGCTATTTCATGAGGCATCTGCCCTCAATACTGAGCAAATTTGTTTTGCTCACACTATCGACCCTATTCTTATGGGTGTTAGAACCACAGGCTCCTTGGGTAGTGGCTCGGATATTAAGCAGGCTTATGTAATTTTTGAGAAAAACGTAGTCAAAAAGATACGTGCCCAGGTAGATACTATCTTCAATGAGCTCCTTGGCATTGCTAAGCTGCCTGCTCACTTCACGATCAATAACTTCCAAATAATCAATGAGACTATTGTGGAGCTTGAGGGAGAGACTTCTAAGACTAACGATGCATTGAATACCTTGAGTCCATTGGTTGCTACCAAAGTACTTGAGACTATGACCATTAATGAGATACGTGCCCTTGCCTCATTGCCTCCGGTAGAGGGTGGAGATGTTACACAGAATGCTGCTAATGCTGCAGCTGCAGCTCAAACACCTATAGTATAATGCTTTACTTCATAACTGAAAACTACCTTAAGACCAACACACCCATCACAGCCAATGTGGATGTAACGGATGTGACCCCATACATAGCTACTCAGTCAGCTCTCAGGATACAGCCTATCCTGGGCACCACATTCTACAACCATCTACTGAATGCATACAATGCTCAGACTTTGACCAATGATGAGATAACTTTGGTTGAGTTTATTCAGCCGGTCATTGCATGGAGGTCAGCAGAGGATGCTGTATTTGGTTTGAGCTATCAGCTCAAGAACAAAGGACTACAAACTCAAAACGGTGACTACTCAGCCAGCGTATCACGAGGTGAGGTAGCCTTTGGCATGGAGCACTATGCACAGAAGGCATCATTCTTTGAGCAGAGGCTGATCCGTTGGCTATTGGCTAACAAAAATCTATTCCCTATCTTCATCTCAGCACTCAATACAGATACTGACCTACGGCCTATGTTCGCCACTTGCCAGTGCATCACTCCTTGGCAGTTGACTTGCACAGGGATGTGCGGTAACTTCCGTGAAAATGGGTACAATAACAGCATTCTAATTCTGTGAAAACACAGCTATCCATATTGCTTGCATCATTTCAATCTAAATGGCCCATTTACCTGAGCATGGTTAGTGCATTTTTTACACCCATTTGGGGGCTGATGTTCCTGATAGGCTTTTCAATTGGCATGGATACCGTTACAGGTATCTGGAAGGCACGAAAGAAAAAGGAAAAAATCAGTTCTCGTAGGTTATCGGCTGTGATATCTAAGATGTTACTCTATGAGGTAACCGTGATTTTATTCTATCTGATTGACTACTTTATCCTTAATGATATAGTGTTGACATTTTTTTCTGTACCTTTAATGCTCACAAAGATACTTGCATTGATCCTGGTATCCATTGAGGTGGTCAGTATTAACGAAAATTACAAGGCAGTAAAGGGCCTCGACCTATGGCAGGCAATGAAAAACCTATTCGCAAGAGCTAAGGAAATCAAAAAGGACACGGATGAAATTAGACACAACCAAGATATTACAGGCACGCCTATCTGAAAATCAATACTTTCCTGAGGAGTCTAAGAAAACACAGATCTACCTGCACCATACAGCAGGCAACGGTGATGCTGTAGCCGTATCACGATGGTGGCAGAGTAATGCTGAGAGGATTGCTACTGCCTTCGTTATTGGTAACAAGGGTACTATAGTGCAATGCTTCTCAAGCAAGCACTGGGCATACCACCTTGGCATAGATAACCAGGACTTTGCACCTCATGGGGTGAGATATCAGAACCTCAACAAGCTAAGTGTTGGCATTGAGGTGTGTAATTGGGGCCCATTGAAGCAGGTCAATGGTAAGTACATGAATTATGTGAAGGGTGTGGTAGATCCTTCGGAGGTTACTATCCTGGATAAGCCCTTCAAAGGTCATGTGCTGTGGCATAAATATACCGATGCACAGATTGAAAGCA